GACAGAACTAATTAATTTTCTATTTGGTATCTTATTGTTCTTTGTCCTAGCTTTGCTAGTCTGGGAATCAACTAAGATGGTCGATGAAAAAGTCAAAAGAAGGAGGAAGTGATGGGTGAGTTAGTATCACAATATGGTACAGAGACAGGTCGAGAAGCCTTTGTTTACAAAACAAGAAAAGGCTACCATGTCGACCTTTATCGTGCTACAATTTTTATTAGAACAGTTGAATGCCACGACCATTCAGAATCTTATGCTGAAGATGTGGCTGAGAACTGGGTATTAAAGGTATTGAACTAATGACTAAGTTTGAATCAAAGAAAGTAAAGCCAGATTGGGAAGCTATCTCAACATGGGAAGAAGACAACAAAGCTTTGGTCATGTGGGTGATAACCACTGATTGTCTTAGAGACCGTATGGTTGAGACCGGTCAATCTTTCCGAGTATCTAACGACCTCATCTATGAGTTCTGTTACCATTCCCGTAGAGGGTGGGACATGGAAGCTTTCAAGAATGCTTTCAAAGACTTTGTTATTGAAAGACTCAAAGAAGAAGTCGCAATGCAAGACCCGAAGAACTTTATAACATGAACGCAAAACAAATAAAGAAACTAAGAAGACGAGTGAAAACCATTCAATTAGGATGGATGCATTCTGTCTTACCACCAGAGGAACAGGATAAAGTCACACTTGATAATATCCACGAAGTCATACCAGACCAGACACATGTCTATGCTGATGGTCGGTTAAACCTGTCATTCATGACGGAGAAATTTGTTATGAAATGGCTTAAACAATGTCCTGAGATAGAGACGTATGAGGAATTAATGCACTATGCACAACACAAAAACTTACCTAGTAAAGGTATTGATTGATGGGGAGGAGGAAGAACTAAAGAACTTTGGCGAATCAGAAATGGAAGTCTTAGACAACATGGTTGATATCCCCTCTGTTCAAGAAGTTTTAGAAATCACTGACCTGTCCACCGGCAGGAAGTGGGAAGGTGGTGGCTCACTAGCAACACTACGAGCCATCAAAGCCGCAGTCAATGAACACTTAACCAAGGATAGTAATAAGGAGGTTCACTAATGATAGGTTATGTTGCCAACTTTCGGGATGAACATCCGGAAGCACCAGTAGAAATATGCTACTGTCTTAAACACGAACAAGCCGAACTCTTTCGTAATATTATCAACACAACATTTGATGACTACGAAAAGATAACATGGCGAATGCAAGTCACATCCGAGGGTAACTTCTTGTTATTCTTTGATGAAGATATGTTCAATCAATTTGAATTAGAAAGTATTCTAGAGGAGGTTTTAAAACAATGAATATCTTTTACTTTTACGAATGTCCAAACGCTTGTGCCGAAGCACAACCCGATAAAATGCTAGTGAAGATGCCACTAGAAACTGCTCAAATGTTATGTACAGCTCACCGAGTTTTGGATGGCGATGAGTATGCCGATGCAGTCGGCCTCTACAAAACTGCGTACAAGAATCATCCTTGCACCATCTGGGCTAGAGAAACCTCAGCTAACTACGCATGGCTCTATGAACACTTCCGTGCTTTGTGTTGGGAATACACTCATCGGTATGGTAAGACTCATGCCTCTGAAACCAAACTGATGGATGCTCTAAGTAAAGTACCTGACAATATTAGACAGGACAAACTAACACCTCTGGCTCAAGCTATGCCAGACAAATACAAATCAGATAACCCTATTGCTTCATATCGCAAGTATGTTGTTTATGAAAAAGGTTATGCTCAGTGGAACAAAAGCAGACCCAAACCTATTTGGTGGAACAAGGAATGGGTCGCTTGATTTTTTTAACAAGTGAAACTATAATGAATCTTATGAAGATAGTCGGCAACAATCGTAGAGCATTGTGTGATGTTTGCCCTCGTCTATCTCCATTAGTTTCACACAATCCAGTCACATGGTCACTCTCGTGGGTAGTGAACTCAAGAACCCACCTAACTATTAATTTATTCAATGGAGGATTATATGATAGTAGAAGGTAATGCGTATTGGGCTTCTCTTGTAGCACCTAATACAACTTATGAACCTATGTACACCATCAACGTTGTTGTTGATGAAGCGACTGCAAAAGACTTTGCAGAACGTGGACATAGCATACGAGAAATGGAAGAAGGTCCGGCTGTCGTTATCAAGAGGAAAGTAAATGGTCCGAATGGTATGGTCAGAAAGGCACCTAGACTTCTGGATGCAGACAAGAACGATGTTGATGTTCTTGTTGGTAATGGCTCTAAGGTTAGAGTCCAGTATCAAGAATACGATTGGACTTACAACAATAAGAGTGGTAAAGGCTTGGACTTACAAGCTGTGCAGATTATTGATTTAGTACCTTACAAAGCCGGTGATGGCGATGAGTTACTAAATGATGAGGAGTTTTAAATGATTATCAATTTTGATGGCCAATCATACGAAACTGAAAAACTTACTGACCCTCAAGCTCGTCAACAAGTACAAGCTTACGTGAGTCAGATTGCTTTTAACAATCAGTTTCAAATCTCAATTCAAAAATCCAATGACAAGTTACAAGAGGAACTCAGACCTCTATTAACAGAAGAGGCATTGGTTGAAGAGGAAGAAGCGGAAGCTTCTGAGGATTCAGAATCGTCTGAGAATTAAATTTTAATTTTTTCATATTAAAGAGCCTCTTCGGAGGCTCACTTTTTGGAGGGTAAATGGAATCAAAAAGTACATGGGTAGAGTATCACCTACCTTGCAGTCTGTGCAAATCAAGTGATGCAGTTTCGGTTAATGAGGATGGCTCGGCTAAATGTTTTAGTTGCGATGCTTTCTTTCCTAACTACAAAAAACCAGAACAAGTAAAACGCAAAGAATCAAATACATTTTTATCTACCTATCAAGGTAGTTACCATGACCTGATAGACCGTGGTATCAAGGAAGCTACTGCTAAGAAATTTGGAGTTCGTTCTGTCACTGACAAGGATGGTAATATCCAAGAGCATATTTATCCTTACTTCAATGGGGATGAAATCGTGGGCACTAAAACCAGATATGTTAATGACAAACGGTTTTCTTTCGGTGGCACCTTTGATAACACAGGTCTGTTTGGCGAACAGTTATTTAGCAATAAAGGTGGTAAGTATCTCACCATTACAGAAGGTGAATGCGATGCGATGGCTGTCTATCAAATCTTTGAAGGTAAATATTCTGTCGTCTCCTTAAAACGAGGAGCTTCAGGTGCAGTCAAAGATATCAAAGAATCCCTTGAGTTTGTGGAAGCTTTTGAACAAGTTGTTCTCTGCTTTGATAACGATAAGCAAGGTAAAGAGGCGGCCAAAAAGGTAGCTCGTGTAATTAAACCCGGGAAGGTTAGAATCATGCACCTACCTAACGGTTACAAAGATGCCAACGATATGCTCAAGCAAGGTAAGTTTACTGAGTTTACCAGAAGCTTTTGGGAAGCTAAGCAGTACACACCCTCTGGTATCATTGAACTATCCGCCAAGAAGAAAGATTGGTTACACCGAGAAGTTAAACCTAGTATCCCCTATCCTTGGGAAGGCTTAAACAATAAGTTGTACGGGCTGAGGAAAGGGGAACTGGTCACTTTCACCGGTGGTACAGGGCTTGGTAAGTCAAGTGTAACTCGAGAACTCGAACACTGGATTATCAAAAACACCCAAGACAACGTGGGGATTATTGCCCTAGAGGAGAATTGGCAACGCACAGCTGATGGTATTGTATCCATCGAGGCCAACGATAGAATCTACTTGAATGAGAAGAGGAATCAATACTCGCCAGACCAACTCGAAGCTTTGTTTGACAAAGTGATTGAGGAGGGAAGGGTATTTATTCATGCTCATTTAGGTGCGACTGACATCGAAGATATCTTTGCCAAGCTGAGATATATTATTGTCGGCTGTGAATGTCAATGGGTTATCGTTGACCACCTCCACATGCTTGTCAATGTCCTGACAGAAGGCGATGAACGCAGAGGTATTGATACTCTGATGAATCGGTTGCGAAGCCTAGTAGAAGAGACTGGAGTAGGAATGCTCTTGGTCTCCCATCTCAGAAGAGCTTCAGGCGACAAAGGACATGAGCAAGGTGTCGAGGTGTCCCTCTCTCATCTCAAAGGGTCTCAAGGTATTGCACAACTATCTGATTGTGTGATAGCATTAGAAAGGAATCAACAAGCAGAAGACCCTGAAGAAGCGAACACAACTAGACTAAGGGTTCTGAAGTCTAGGTACACCGGGGATACTGGGTTAGCATGTCAGTTACTGTACGATAGTGAAACAGGTCGACTGCATGAGAAAGAACACGAACCAGAGTTTGATGACTTTGTTATGAATACAAAAGACTATGAACAACAACTTACCCTCTAATGTTGTCTTTGATATTGAAGCCAACGGATTTAATCCCGACACAGTTTGGTGTCTCGTAGCCAAGGGTCTCGATGACGATAGGGTCTATACATTTGGACCCGATTGTATCGACAAGGGTATTGCCCTCCTAAAACAAGCAGATACTCTTATTGGACATAACCTAATTGGCTACGACATACCTGTCTTAGAAAAACTTTACAAGGTAAAATTCACCAACAAAATTGTCGACACTTTAGTGTTGTCTCGTTTGTTCAATCCTGTCCAAGAAGGTGGTCATAGTTTAGAAACTTGGGGTCAAAAACTTGGCATCCCTAAACAAGACCAACCAGATTTTGAGACTTACTCTTTAGAAATGATGGAGTATTGTACACAGGATGTTCGCCTGAATGCCGCTGTTTATAAGGCTTTGGTGGCATCTGGTCGAGGCTTTAGTATGGAGAGCATTGAGCTTGAACATGCAGTCGCTAACATTCTCAAGGCTCAAGAACAACATGGGTTTCTATTTGATGAACAAAGTGCTAGTATGTTAGTAGCAACTTTAAAAGAAAAGATGTTTGAAGCCGAACAAGAAGTTCATAAAGTATTCAAGCCCAAATTAATCAGGGACAAACTCGTAGTCCCTAAACTCAAGAAAGATGGTAGTCTCTCCAAGGTTGGTTTGACTGACCAAGAATACGATGATTGTATGTCTCGTCCTTTCTGGCGAAAGAAACTCCAACAATTTAATTTAGGTTCTCGTAAACAAATAGGTGAATACCTAATAGACTTTGGTTGGCAGCCCAAGAAGTTTACTCCTACTGGCCAACCGATTGTTGATGAGAATATTCTCTCACAAATCACGGATATCCCTCAGGCTAAACTCATAGCCGACTACTTACTCTATCAAAAAAGAATAGCTCAAGTTGAATCATGGCTCGAGGCTTTACAGCCCGATGGTCGTGTGCATGGCCGAGTAATTCCCAATGGTACGATTACTGGTCGCATGACTCACCGCAGTCCAAACATGGCTCAAGTCCCTAACATGGGGTCATTGTATGGGAAGGAATGTCGAGCCTGTTGGATTGTCCCTGAAGAATACAAACTCCTTGGTGTTGATGCTAGTGGTCTTGAGTTAAGAATGTTAGCTCACTACATGAAGGATGAAGACTACAAAAATGAAATCTTACACGGTGATATCCACACTGCTAATCAGAACATGGCGGGTCTTGACACCCGAGACCAAGCCAAAACTTTTATCTATGCTTTCGTTTATGGAGCAGGTGATGCCAAGATAGGTCAAATAGTCGGAGGCGACAGAGCCTCTGGAAATCAATTAAAAGATAGATTCTTATCAAACCTCCCGGCACTTAAAAGCTTAAGGGAGAGAGTGAATAAGGCGGCCTCAAGGGGATTCTTGAAGGGGATTGATGGTAGGAAAATCTATGTTAGAAGTGAACATGCTGCTTTGAATACTTTATTACAAGGTGGCGGAGCTATTGTTATGAAAAAAGCATTAGTTCTATTAAATGAAAAATTTAAATTATTAAATATTGATGCTAAGTTTGTCGGGAATATTCACGATGAATGGCAAATAGAAGTTAAACATTGTCAGGCTATGAAGGCCGGACATCTCGCTGTCTCCGCTATCCGAGAAGCCGGTGAACATTTCAAGATGTTCTGCCCTCTTGATGGTGAATACAAGGTCGGAGGAAACTGGAGTGAAACCCACTAAAGCAGACCGTAAGAAGTTTGATATAGACTTAGAATATGGTCAGATAAGAGAAGACAGAGTAGCTGATATCTTTACCAAAGCTAAGATAGAAGTTAAGTCAGAACGAGGTATGTGGATGCAGACCGGTAACATAGCTATTGAATACGAAAGCTATGGTAAACCATCTGGTATCAAAGCAACCGAATCAGATTATTGGTTTCACAATCTATGTATTGATGATGAAGAATATTGTACTTTAGTTTTTAAAACTGAGACTTTAAAAAAGATTGTTGATAAGATAGATAAATTCAAGAGTGTTAGTGGTGGCGACCACAATGCTAGTAAGATGATTTTAATTAGTTTGCAGAAGTTATTCTCAGCTGAAATCATTCAGGCATTTAAGGAATTAGATAATGAAGAAGAATCTTAACACTTTAATAGATGATATCTATAAAGTAGTTGGACAATTAGGAGAGGGTAAACCTCTTAAAATAACCGAACAACAATACGAGTCCTTTGGTAAGTTCATGGAACATGCTTTAAGAGACTGGGCTACACCACGAGCCGCCAGAAAATTCACCTTACGTATGTCAAACATAGGTAAACCATCACGTCAGTTGTGGTACGACATGCATTCAGATAGAACATCAAGTGGAGTTCCTGCTCCGACTATGATTAAGTTTCTGTATGGTCATATCTTAGAACGTCTAGTTCTCTTCTTGGTTGAGATAGCCGGACACAAAGTTACTGACGAACAAAAAGAAATTAAGATTGATGGCATCATGGGTCACATGGACTGTAAGATTGATGGCGAAGTCATAGATATTAAGTCTGCCTCCGGCTACGGTTTTAAGAAATTTAAAACTGGAACTTTACCCGAAGATGATAGCTTTGGTTACATGGCTCAACTCGCAGGGTATGAAACTGCAGAAGGTTCAGAAGCTGGAGGCTTCTTAGCAATCAACAAAGAAACTGGAGAATTATGTCTGTTTCTGCCTGAAGAACTTGACAAACCCAATATACGGACTAGAATTAAAAAGGTTAAGTCCGCACTTAACGAAAAAAATCCACCTGAACTTTGTTATGCACCTGTAGCAGATGGGTCATCTGGTAATTTTAAATTAGCTCGTGAATGTACGTACTGTCCACATAAGTTTGAATGCCATAAAGATGCCAATGATGGACAGGGACTTAGAGCATTTAACTATGCCAAAGGTCCAGTCTTTTTAACAACAGTAAAGAGAGAACCGCAAGTAGAAGAAATAACGCATGAACTACAAGTTTAACGAAGATAAGATTTTAAAAGAGATTAAAAAGTACATCGATTCTACTTACGACCAACACTATGCCAGTGGTAAGTATCAGGCTACTGATATGATTATTGATGCCGGACATGGTGAATCTTTTAGTATCGGTAACATTATGAAGTATGCAATGAGGTGCGGCAAGAAAGATGAAAAGAGAAAAGAGCTGATGAAGATAGTTCACTATGCCATCATAGCTTTATACATAGAAGGAAATAATGATAGATAAAGTTGGAGTAAAACCGTACTTAGGAATTGACATAGATTACGATAGAGACAAGAAGCTAGATGGCTTTAGTCTTAATACTCTAACCGATAGATATCTTTGGCAAGATGAAACTTCTCCGCAAGAAGCTTTTGCCCGAGCCGCAGTTTTTGTCAGTACCTATCAAGGCCATACTGATTTTGAAATGGCTCAACGAATCTATGACTATGCTTCTAATCTCTGGTTCATGTTCAGTACCCCTATCCTATCCAATGGTGGAACCACTAGAGGTTTACCTATCAGCTGTTTTTTAAACTATGTACCTGATAGTCGAGAAGGCTTATCAGAACATTACGATGAAAACATTTGGTTGGCTTCATCTGGTGGCGGTATCGGTGGTTACTGGGGAGATGTTAGAAGTGATGGTGTTTCTACTACTCATGGTTCTAAGTCTACTGGTTCAATACCTTTCATGCATGTGGTCGATTCACAGATGTTAGCTTTCAACCAAGGCACAACTAGACGAGGTTCTTACGCAGCCTACATGGACATCTGGCATCCTGAGATTGAAGAGTTCATCGCTATGAGAAAAGAATCAGGCGGTGATTTAAACAGAAAGAATCTCAATCTCCATAACGGTGTCAATCTTAACAATGACTTCTTAAAAGCTGTTGGAGAAGATGCCGACTGGCGATTGATAGACCCTAAATCTAACGAAGCTATCAAGACTGTCAAGGCTAGAGATTTATGGTCGAAGCTATTAGATGCCCGTGCTGAAACAGGTGAGCCTTACATGATTAACATTGATACTTGTAATGAAGCTTTACCAGCCGGACAAAAAGAATTAGGTCTTGAAATTAAACAAAGTAATTTATGTTCTGAAATAACTTTAGCAACCAACGAAGAACGTACTGCTGTTTGTTGTTTGTCTAGTGTTAACTTGGAGCATTATGATAAATGGAAAAAGAATAAGTTCTTTATCCGTGATTTAGTAACCATGTTAGACAATGTGCTAGAACATTTTATTGAGCATGTTGTGGATACATCTATGTTAGGAGAATACAATGCCAATTACAAAAGGTTCAAAAGCTATGTCAAAAAAGGGAAGAAAGGTTACAAAAAAGCAGCCTTCTCCGCTTATCGTGAAAGGTCTATCGGTCTTGGAGCAATGGGGTTCCACTCTTATCTCCAAAGTAAAAACCTTCCATTCGCAGGTCTCATACAGACTTCAATTAATAGAGAAATGTTTAAACACATCAAGTCAGAAGCTGTTAAAACAAGTGAAGATTTGGGGAGAGATAGGGGAAATTGCCCTGATGCACTCGGTGCTGTACGCAGGAACTGTCATCTTCTTGCTATTGCTCCTAATGCCTCTTCTAGTATTATTTGTGGTGGGACATCTCCTTCTATTGAGCCGATACGTGCTAATGTTTATACGCACAAAACTCTTTCTGGGAACTTCAAAGTCCGCAACAAATACCTTGACAAGACAATCAAAACAAAAGGTCTCAAGAAAGAAGAAGTAGAAAACTTATGGAGTCAGATACTAGACAACAGAGGTTCTATCCAAGAGCTAGATATTTTTAGTGATGAGGAAAAAGAGATATTTAAAACTGCTGATGAGATAAATCAGATTCAATTAGTTGAACATGCTCATATCAGACAAGAGTTTGTTTGTCAGGCTCAAAGTGTTAACTTATTTTTTGTGCCACCAAAGGCAACTGCACCTCAAGAAGAACATGATAAGTATCTACAATATGTTAACGATGTGCATTGGTATGCTATGCATAAATTAAAATCCTTATATTATTTTAGGTCAGATGCTGCAAAAGCTGCAGAAAATGTTAATGTAAAGATTCAACGGATTAAATTAGATGAAGTTGAATGTATAGCCTGTGAAGGATAATGCCTAAGAAATCTAAGAATCAATTTAGTAAAGGTCATGTTCCAGTTACAGGAGTAAGAGGTAAGAAGACTTCGCAAGGCAGAAGGAACTTAGCTAGAGCAACAATGAATAAAAATTATAAAAGGAATTTTAAAAAGTATCGTGGGCAAGGTAAATAAATACGTAGTTTATTTTACAGGTTATGAACATCCTTATGTTAAATCTGGATATAAAACTGTTGAAGTAAATGAAAAAACTAAATTCGCATATTTAAAATTTTTTAATAAAAATATAAAACTTCCTATGACGGTCTGGGAAGAAATGAAAAAAGGAGCAAAAGAAATAAATGAGCCTACTGAAAGTTAGAGATTATTACAAACCATTTGAGCATCCATGGATGTTTGAATATTACGATTTACAAAACCAAATGCATTGGCATCCTGCTTCTGTTCCTCTTCACGCAGATGTGAAAGATTGGAATGAGAAACTAAATGACAGTGAGAAAAGTTTATTAACACAAATATTTAGATTGTTCACACAATCAGATGTAGATGTAGCCGGAGGTTATGTTGATAAGTATTTACCTATCTTCAAAAGTCCGGAAGCTAGAATGATGATGTTGTCTTTCGGTAACATGGAAGCTATTCATCAACATTCTTATTCCCTACTACTAGATACTGTAGGAATGCCTGATTCTGAATACAAAGCTTTTTCTGACTATAAGGCAATGGCAGATAAGCATGATTACATTGAACAGTTTAAACCAAGCAGAGCTAATAAAAGAGAGATAGCTAAAACATTAGCAGTTTACTCAGCATTCACTGAGGGACTACAGTTGTTTAGTAGCTTTGCTATCTTGTTAAACTTTCCTAGATTTGGCAAGATGAAAGGCATGGGTCAGATAGTCACTTATTCTATTCGTGATGAATCTTTACATGTCGAAGGTATGACAAGATTATTTAAAGAGTTTATAAAAGAGAACCTAGACATCTGGACTGATGATTTCAAAAAAGAAATTTATGATATCTGCAGACAGATGGTAGAACTAGAAGATAAATTTTTAGACTTAGTGTTTGAAATGGGAGACATAAAAGGGTTAACCAAATCTGATATGTATAAATACAATAGATACATAGCTGATAGAAGACTATTACAGATTGGTCTCAAACCTAATTATGGACAGAAGGATAATCCCCTTCCGTGGCTAGACGAGGTAACCGGAGTTGAACACCAGAACTTCTTTGAAGGTCGTGCTACTTCTTATATGAAGGCGGGACTGAGAGGAGACTATGGTAAATTGGAGTTTGCCGATGTCAAAGGAAGCGAATCTAATTAGTTACAAAATTGTTTTTGATAGTAAAGGTAAGTTAATCAGCGAGAGAAGTATCGCTAAAATAGATGAGATACGTAATCAGTTTAAAGAATACGAATACGATACCTTACAAACTATCTTAAGAATTGCCAAACTAGAACTAGATAAAGTACACAATCTTATAGAAGCAAATTTAAATGCTAGGCGGATGAAGGATAAGTAAAGATATTTACTGCCTTCTCTTTGCCTTTTACTTTAATAGCAGATAATTTTTCTAAAACATAGGACGAGCCTTTCATGGTTTGTTCTCCTATGACGATATCCTTTTGTACTTCCTTAGTAGAACTTTCTAATCGTGCTGCTAAATTAACTGCATCACCTATAGCTGTATAATCAAAACGAGATGAAGAACCCATATTTCCTACAACGCATTTGCCTGAATTTATTCCAATTCCAACATCAATACCTAAGTCTGCTGCTTTTATGTCGTGTGCTATTTGAATTGCTGTGGCTATAGCTCTGTCTTCGTGATTGTCTAAATCCATAGGTGCATTAAAGATAGCCATCATCGCATCACCAATATACTTATCCACCATACCATCGTTAGCCTTGACTGCATTTTCTTGAATCGTTAAAGCTTGGTTCATAATCTTAGCAACCTCTTCAGGTTCTAATCGTTCTGACAAACTAGTAAAGCCTCTGACATCTGTAAAGAGAATAGTACATGTTCTATTTTCTCCACCGAGTTTTAAAAGTTCTGGATTATCTTGTAATCTTTTCACCTGTCTTGGGTCAAGATAATGTTCAAATTGTTTTTTAATCTGTTGTCGTAACTTAAATTGAGTTCTAAAGTTTAAATAGAACTGCAAAGCTGACAAAATAAACATGGAAATCAGTGTCCAAGTTACATCAATCAGTAAATTTTTACTAATAAAATACCATCCTAAAGACCCGACTGAGAAAAACGTAAACCCAGCCGCTACTATGCCCTTCGTAATTCCTAAAGAATGCGTTAGAAGCGAAATAAGAAGCCCGAAGAATACGAGTAGGCTGAACTCCGCTAATAATCGGTACTCCGGGACATTAGGGGTCTCTAGGAGGATACTTTCTGCTAATGCTGCCTGTATTTTGTGTGGTTCTAGTAGTCCAACCGGTGTTGCTACCTGTGGCATGATACCTTTGGCAGTAAAACCAACAAAAACAAACTTATCTTTGACATCCATCTCTGACATTGTAGTCTCTGGAGTGTCTACCCAACTAATCCATTTCTTCCCTGAGCTATCTGTGGAGATAGGAGGGATACCTTTTACTCTTATCATCTCAATACCATTCTCATTTGTTTTGATTTGATAAGTATTACCACCACCAAGTATCTTTAATACTTCAGTACCGAAGGAAGCGACCCAGCCCTCTGGGGTTTGTTGGATGAGAGGAATCTGTCTTACTAAGTTGTCAACATCAACAGGGACTGAGACTGCTCCTTGAGCAGATGCTTCTTTCAGTGGGGGAATATTTTCGAGAAAGCCCTGAGCTTGTGGTAAGGTAACATCAGGACCAAGGATAACTGTACCGTGTGTTTCTGGATATTGGTCATTGTTTATTTCAGGCATAGCTATCACACTAGGAGCTAAGCTGAGCATATAGGCAAAGTCTTCATCACCACCGAGCCTATCAGGATGGGGAAACAACATAACCCAACCAACACCTAACGCACCATTTTGTAAAAGTTTTAAATGGATATCTGCTAATGTTGCTCTAGGGAGTGGATAACCACCTTCTTTGTCAAGATATTCTTCATCAATGTTGAGGATGGTAAAGTAGCCAGTAGGCTCTGGAGTCTCGACAAGAGCATCAAAAGTTTTAAGTCTTAGTATCTCCAGAGGTGGAGCATTGAAGACTAGAGGTAGTGTTAGAAAGAATAATAAGATGCTTGCCCACTTCATAAATCACCTGCCTTATGCATAACATAAAGATTATTAAGAAGTACTAAGCGATAAAAAGCATTAGCATATTTTATCTGCTGAGGAGAAGCATTTCTAATCACAAAATAACTACTAGTACCTTTAAGGACTAACAACAATTCCAATGATGGTTGTTTAGGTAGTAATGGATTACCCTCTAAAGCATAACCTTTGATATTAATAGCTCGATGAGTGGTATAGATATCTAGAATCTGCAGGGCTAAAAATTCTTGGTAAGGTTTTTCTTGTAGTTTAAAATAAATATTAGACTGAGGTAAACTATAATCTAACTGAGGTTGTGGTTTCTCTAGGTAAGGTGCTTTAGTAATCTGCCAATAAATATCAGGCTTATCCGGACTGCTTGATAGTAATGGAAGAGTCACTGCCACCATTAAGAGTGATAGTAATTGCTTTGCCATCTTGTATAATTAAAACCTTATAACTGTTGTTTGTATCTAAATCTAATCTAACAGTATCTTCAACTTGTCGGTAAAAAGTTAAGACAGTGTCAGTTAGGAATGTATTAATCTGCGTATCAGCATCGTAACCAAAAGCTGTGCCTTGAACATCAACACCTCCGACTGTTAAAACATTCTGGTCTAGCTCATCTACTTCTTGAATAATATCTAGGAGGTCTTCCAAGAAATTGACATCTAAATAATTGATGTCAAGTTCGCTGAACTCTAAGTCATCTTCGGCTAAATAGTCCTGTTCTAGTTCATCAAACTCTAAGTAGTCGATATCAAGGATATTATCTGAGCCTTCTGTTTGTTCGCCTTCACTAACAAAGTTTGGGTCTTCTTTTGGTGGATTGACAATCAACATATTGTCGATGATGTCTAAAGTTAAATCCAAGATAACTGGTCTGCTCGGAGCTGACTCAAGCAACTCAACTGTGGTAGCTTCGTAGGGCTTGTTGAGCACTACTTGACCAGCAGCAGTAGAGACAACAATCTCACCAGAAGCTAAGCCATCTTCTTTAGGCAGTAGAATTATTAAAGACCTACCGAGTTCATCAACAGTGACAGTAAAGTCTGTACCTCTAATACCAATCGTAGCACTAGGAGTTTCAATAGATATGTTTTCTTTATTGATTGAGGCTAGTTTGCCGGTAATAAAACGAGCAGTACCACTAGCAAACTTAAGAGCCATCTTAGATTTAGATGGGTCAG